TGGCTCGATATATAATTGTTTTGCGTCGTGAATACTGCACCCTAATACATTGGCTACTGCACTTGTAGATAATCTTCCTCTTTCAGCTACTCTTTGCATTATTAGAAATTCTTTATCGCTTAAACCAGTTGCACCATTTATAGCAAACCTTGAGTCAAGAAGACTGTTCACTTCTGCTTCACCTGCTGTTTTTAATTTTTCGGATTTAATTGCTGACTTCATAGATTTGGCAAGAGATAATGCTGTACGAGGTACACCCTTAGCCGCCCTTACAATACTTGGTAATGCTTCTTCGTCTAGGTCTGGATTAACATTATGTACGATTTGTTTTAGTTCGTCTTCGGTATAGTTTTGAAGCTCTACAAATTTACAACGATTAACAAATGCTTCTGGTAAAGGGCTTAATATATTTGTTGCGAATACAAACCTTGCCTTTGGTAATTCTAAGTCCATACATAAGTCTGTATCGTAAAATGTACCCTTATCAATTATCTTGTAAAGTCCTTCAAGTACCTTTGGTTGAAGACTGTGTATCTCGTCGAAGAATAATATGTCCCCGTCTTCAGCTTCTTTGATTGGCTTCAACATACTGTTCAATCTGTCCCCTCTCATTTGAGTCGTATCAACTGTCTTTGCTCCTAAACTTTCAGCAAACATTGTCTTACCATATCCTGATGTACCATAGATTAGTAATGGTTGTGTTTCATAGTTGTACCAGTCTGTTATTGCTCTCTTGGCTCTGTCTTGTCCTACTATCTTCTCGAACATACCAATTCCTCCTTTCTTCTATATATTATATCATATTTATTGTAGTATGTCAATACTGTATCATTCATACCTGGCATTCCAGGTGATGTAATCCTGTTCACTTTACTTCACTCCTTTCTTATCCTTCCCAGAGTCTCTTTGCCCACGCTGCTGGGTTTGGTTTTAGTTCATCCATACTCCAGCGTGTCCATTCTTTTGTTTTTGCATTATATTGTAATCGGCCACAGTTTGCACCCCAGTCCTCGTCTGCGTATTGTAAATCTAAATCATATCCTAGTTCAGCGAGCTTCATTGCTACTGGTCCTGCAAATGACCAAGCTGTTTGGAAATACATTATTATATATGTCTTACCTGTGTATGTGTATCCGTCGTATGCACCCCACTTTGTATTCCAGTATTTGTTTCTCCAAGCATACCAGTCAAACCAAGGTCTATCTTTTACTTCTGCTACGTGGCTGTCCTTGTTCACTATGCAATCTGCTGGACAATCTTTTTTGAGTCTAGGCTCTGGTATAATTAAATCGAAATCTATTATTCTATCTCCTTCTTCTGTAATCATTGTCAACTTATCTAATATATATTGAAGTTTATCTTGTGGTATATGTGAAATCTTCCATTTATTCATTACGTGGTTTGGCATATTACACCACCTCCTTTTTAGTTATTGTTATAGTATCGTGAAAATATATTTCGTTATCTATGTTGCATACTTTGTAACTTGCTGTTTGAGTCTCCTCATCAATCTGTTCACTTTCTTCCAGTTTGCTGGGGTCGCGAACCCACTCCCTCATATCAAGTCCTGCTGACCTGGCTAAATTCTTAAAACTGTTCAGTGCGTCCCCGAAGGAAGCGTATGCTTCTGTGTGATGAATTAGCTCACCATCCCAGCAACCTTCTTCTTGGATTATAAATATAAATTCAGGATTAAGTTCGTGAAGCACATTGTGAACAACCTTCGCTAAATGATCGTCACGTTTTGATAGTGCATTCTCTACATAAGTTAATCTTTCAATATCTTTCTTTGCTATTCTCATATCATTACCCCCTTTATATTTCTGGTATTACTCTTACACCTATACAATTCCAGTCACTGGTTGTATGGTTGTTTCTGTTTTTCTTGAAGTTATATATTCTGTCATAGTCATCTGATAGTACATCTAGTGGCTCATTCTTTGGATGTGCTGTAATGTTCACTACTGTACCAAGGAATGATTTGATTAAAACACTGCGTTGTTGTGTTGGCTTTGGTAGACTTTCAGTGTTGTCGAAGTTTAGAATAAAATAATTGTCTTCGTCTTGGATAACTATGTACCCTTGTAATAAATCATTCCATACTGCTTGGCTAAAACTGAATATCATTTTGTGTACTACTTTTCTTTCCTCGTCTTCACATATTAGTTCGGCTAGTCCTCTCCAGCCTCTGTTCTTGTTGATTCTTATTCTTTTAATTTCTTTCATATCTATCTCCTACCTTTCTATTACGCTAACCCATAGATTATATCTAATAAATCTACTGGTTGCTTACTTTCTTTCTTTTCTTCTTGTTTAACTTTTCTTTGGTCTCTTATTGGTTTCTTCATTGGCATTGCTAACTTTCTTAATTGTTCTTTTACTTCGTCACTTACTTTTAGTGTCCATTTCTCTTTAAGTGTTACTGCTCCGTCTGTGTCGTCAAACTTGTAACCGTCAATTTCTAATATTCTTAATAGTCCTGGTGTTATTCTTCCTAAGTTAATTTCTGCCATTGTGTCTGTGTTTTGAAGGTACACATTTTCACTTGTACCTGTTTCTTTGTTTACTCTATACATACTAATACCCCCTTCCTGTATAGATAATTTGAATATTTGGATTTATTTTTTGTACGGCCTTTAGCCACTCCTCGCTGTGTCCTACTAAAACTGTTCTCTTTAGTTGTTTGATCATATCAACTGACCACGATATTCTACCTCCACCGTCTGTGATTCCTATTGGACTGTATCCAGCCTGTTCAGCTTTGAAGCATAGCTCAATCGTCCTGTCGCCGTCGTCTGAATAACCATTGTCTGCTGATATTTTCATAAAGTCTGCGAATGTACCTTTGTAATAATCGTCTCTTTCTGGGTCTGCACAACGTTTCATTACTGCTCTGCCTTCGTCTCTGTATGCCCACCCACTAAACCATACTGTTGGTGTCTTTAGTGCTTGTGGAATTGCTTTGCCTATAATCTCTTTGAATGTGTCCATATCTCCACCCATACTACCACTTGCGTCAAAACATAAGTATAAACTTGCTCTACCTTTCTTTGATCCTTTGAATATAGTATGTTGTCCTGTCTGCATATAGCTTGGTGTCTTATAACTTCTTACTTTAGTATCTGTTACTAGACCATTCAATGTCTTTGTTATTCTTGCTAGTCTTAATTTAACATTCTTTAATCTGTTGATTTCTTCTACCCATTTGTTACCTTCACTTTCTGTTATAAACTCTTTACTGTCTATGTCGTCTAGCTTTGACCAGTCTGTTTCGTCGTGATGTCCAGGTGCTTCAGGTTCAGGCTGTTCACTTTCAGGTTCTGTTTCTACTTCGCTAGTATCTTTACCTGTTTTTTCTCTTGGGGTGCTGTCGTGTCCCCCTTCTGCGTGTGCTTTCTCTGTACTTGGTTTCTTCTTTTTGTCTTCTTTCTTTTTATCTTCGTCTTCCTTTGGCTTGTCTTCTTCTTTGTCTTTTGCTTTTCCTTTGCCTTTGCCCTTACCTTTTGATTTGCTGTCTTCTTCTTTTTCTTCTGTTTCTTTACTGTCGTCTCCTTCTCCCTCGCCCTCTTTCTTGTCTTCATCTTCTCCGTGTTTGTGTCTTGCGTATTCGTCTAGCATTTCCTCTAGTGTATAATGTTTGAATGTGTATGATAAAGAGTTTCTGTCTCTGAATTGGGCTAGGTTGTTCACTGCTGTTTCTACTAGCTCTGGAAATTTATTAGCCATCCAGTCGTGTACTAATATGTCCATTATAATATTGACTTCGTCTTTTGTTACGTGGAACTCGTCGATAGTATCTTCTTCGTTTAGCTCACTAACATATTTGAAAAACCTGTTGTGGTGTTTCAACTCTAGGTGCATTCTTTCGTGCCACAATAACCACTTTAACATATTGTCGTCATATGCTGGTAGTATCTTGAATAAATTATCTTGTGTGTTTAGAAATATTCTGTCGCCGTCTGTATAGGCGACTGCGTTTCCTATATCTGTAACATATGCTCTTTCTAGCATAATAGCTGTCTCTGTGTCATAGTGTGTGCTTGATAAGAATGGATTAACCATAATTATTTACCCCCTTTCACTATACTTGCAACTTCTTCTTCTGATAATATCTCTTTGAATTTCTCAATTAGTTCTTCTTCTGTTGATATTGTCTCTGGTCCCCACGCTACTATTCCGTCTTCTTGAAATCTCTCATAAGCTGTTCTTACATTTTTAATTAAGTCTGCTGGGTCTATTGACTTCATTCCTTTCTGCATATCAACTAACTTTTGTGTTAGTGCTGTGCCTAATTTAGCTCTTAATCTTAATGGGTTTTTCTCAAACTGTAGCATTTTAAGTACGTGGTCCATATTTCTAGGATTTATCTTGCTGTCTTGCATTGCTTTGATATACTTGGCAACTTGTGGAATGTTTTTCCATTTCTTCTTTAAGTAGTCCATTGCGTCTTTGTCGCTGTTTACTAATTGGAATACGTCAAACCTGTCTAGCAATGGTCCAGGAAGTTCGTTCAAGTATACTGTACCGTCTGTACCGTCACTCAAGTTACCTGCTGCAACTATTTGTGCGAACTCTAGTGAATGACCACACCACTCTCTTTGTGCTGGGTCAATATGGCAGGGTCCGTATAGACAGTTCATAACTTCTGTTGGAGCTTGGTTGATTTCGTCAAAGAATAATATATAGTTTTTACCTTTGACTTTAAACATTGGAGCTAGTGCTTCATTTAATAATAATGTAAAGTATTCTGTCTTTTTATCACTGCTAACTTGTGCATATGGCACACCACCAATAAATTCTGGTATCATTGTAGCAAGTGGAAAGACTAATAATGTTTTGCCTTTATCTTCTGCAAACTTTCTAACTATTGAAGATTTACCTATACCTTTGTTACCAAAGACAAGTGTATTTTCTTCGTCTTCTAATAAAGCATAGAAGTCGCTTTGACGTATTTCTGGCACGTCAATACCGTCAATTTTCATTGTACTCATATTTGTACCTACCTTTCTACTCGGTATCAGTTAGATTAAAGGCTACGCCTTGTCTGATTACCGTTCACTTTCTATTATACTACTTTTCCAGTAGTATGTCAATAGTTTATCATTAGTTTTTTATTATTGGGATATGATAGTATCTCGCCCTGGTTTCATACTATTTTTAAGGGCTTGCTTGATTAGTTGCTTTCCATTTCCTTTTTGCACATTGTTTTGAAGCCGTGTTGATATAGGAAGTCGTTGATATGTCTTGCTGTCGTTGGTGAATAATAGCCGTTCACTTTTACTGTTGGGCGTCCGTCTTCTGTTGCGATCCCGTCTGTGATTTCTGCAACTATTGTTGAATAACTCATTAGTAGCAAATGTCCTTTGTCGTCTTTGTATACTTTAGCTTTTCCATAGAATGATTTACGACTGTCATATTGTGGCTCTAGGTCATATAAATAGTCCATAGTTTACTCCCTCCCCTCTCTTATTATTTTATTACATAATTGTACTACTTCGTATAGGTCTGTGTCTTGGTCTAGCTCTTGGCTGATATTACAATGCTCTTTTATGTATCCTGTTGTTAATTGATATATTCCACTGTCGTCTATGAAGGTATATTTGCCTATTCCGTCAGTCCCTCCATATATACTGACTTTTCTCATTGTTAAGCCTTGCCAGGTTGTTGTTACTACTAGGGGCATACCCTTTTCAAGGCTATTTAATAATTTAATGGCGTCCATATTGTATCCACTCCTTTCTGCCCCCTGTTAGGGGAGGGGCTACCCCCTTACTATTTTATTTTAGCATTTTTACTTGCTGCTTTTTTCATTGTTGCATTTCCTATTGTGTCAATTAAGCCTTTCAATAATTCGTTAGCTTCTTTTTCTGCATTTCCATTTTTGCGATATACTAAAGAGTTATAGCTTTCTTTTATTACTTTTTCTGTACCTAATTTATCAATTTGTGCTTGTAATATATCAATTTGTGCTTGCAATTCTTCAACTTTTGCTTTTTCTTCTTCTGTGTATTCTTTTGCTGTTTTTTCTGCGTTGTTTTTTAGATTGAAAAGTCCATAATCACTTCTGTATTGTTTTTCTGTTGTGTTTTCTAATTGTCTTACAATTATTTCGCTTTTGCTGTCATAAATGTCCTTGCAAGTTTTTTCAATAGCTTTCAATATCATAAAAGCGTCTTTAAATGTGTACTCTTTATTCATACCCACACACCTCCTTTCTAATATAAATAGCTTTCTATATTGAATTTTTGTATTGCAATGCTTTCTTGATTTAGTGCTTTCTTTAAGTCATTAGCAATTTTATTTACTGTGTCGTTATCTGTGAATAGTAATTCAATTATTAGTGTGTTTTCTATTACTACATTGCCGTTATTGTGTTTATAAATTCCTTTTGATTGTGTTACTGTTGCACCTTCAACATAATTAAGTAAAATATTATTTGTTAAGTTATAAGCTGATAAAGTATCAATTTTTTGTGTTTTTGTGTCTTTATCATTTAGACCTACATATAGGATATACTTCTCCATATTATACCTACCTTTCTACAATATAATAGTATTGTATTATTGCTTTTTAGCAATTACTATTATACTAACAACAAGTCAAAGTATTATGTTTATGAATATATTATATATAAATATATAATATATTTTTTGCTTTTTTATTGTTGTTACTTATAGTATACTATAATTTTAGTAGTTTGTCAATAGTATATCATAACATTTTTGTAATCTAGGATCAAATCCTGAAATAGGCTTACTTAGTATATCTTCAGACCAGCCCAGGATGGGTGGCGACTCACAAAACATATATCCAAATAAATTGGACAACAACCTTGTTGTCTATTTTATCACATTGTTCAACCTTAGTCAAGTGTGGTTTTCGAGCTGTTGCTCGAAAAAGTCAAGAAAGTTGTTGTACTCCACTTGCAAATTTTGTTCAGTTAAGATATAATGTGAACAAATGAAGAAAGGAGATAAATTTTTTATGATTAAAATATCAAAAAACATAAAAGACGAATACAATGATGGTAAATTACAAGATTTATTGTCAGAAGTTGATAGTGTCCTTTCAAAACGTTCGGAAATCAATGACCGTTATCTAAGAGGAGTAACAAGCACAGATATAGTTTCAGGTACAACAGTCCAAGTATTTTTCGAGAAATTTATCACCGACTTAGCCTCTGGTTATCTATCTGGAGAAATCACTTACAACGCAGAAATCGTAGACGAATCAGAGGAACCTGCTTACCGTCTACTTCACCCATCAAACACTTCTCCATTAGACCCAGATACAGCAGCACAGTTGAAGTTTATCATTACAACTCTATCTTCAAAAAATGATGACCCAAAAGTTTTGAAGGCATTATTCCACGACGCAGTCCTTTACGGCTGTTGCTATGAGAGACAGTTAGACCTTCAACAAACTCAAGCAGACGCTATTTCAGCTGATGAGACACCGTCTCAAACGGCGTCAGACCCAAATTATACATATTATCCACTAAGCGCCCTTAACACAGTAGCGATATTCCCAACAGACATAAGTGACATAAGCCAACAAAAGCCAATAGGTCTGATTACTCGCTACATTCTCGACAAGCGTAACTCAGAAGACAACCAAGAGCATACACTATATTATGTTATTGAATGTAACCCATATACAGGTTTTTATGGTACTTCTATTTATGATAAAACAACTAACGAAGACGCCACAAGTGAATATAAAAATAAAATCACTTTGAAAGAGGAAAAGCCATCCACCCATCAAGTCCCAACATTCACAGCATACGAGCCAGACCCACAAGTCAGCATAATAGACCCAATAATTAGCTTAATCACTTCATACGAACAAATTATGAACAACTTAAATAATATGTATAATTATAACGATAAAGACGCTAAGTTGAAAATATCAGGTTACAGACCAGAAAACCCACTAACAATACCTAATCCAGCGTTTGACCCTGAGAAGCCGGTTTCCGCTTCAAATCCAGATAAAATTATCAACCCAGCTAGAGAAATCGAAGACCAACATTTAGAGAATTCTAAAACATTCTTCGTACAAGAGGGTGGAGACGTAAGTTGGCTATTAAAAGAAATACACGCAGAAGACGCTACGAAATACTTAAAATACTACGTTGACAGTATCTTTCAGATTTCTGGTATACCTAATACCTCAGACGCAGCATTTAACTCAGGAGATATGAACGCAAGCGCAATAGACAGAAAATTTTATACTATGGCGCTAATGCTAGATGACGTAAAACAGGGTGTAACTACAATGATTAAGCATAGATGGGCTAACTTCTTCCAGAGAATAAATCTTATTTCATCAAACAAATATAATATTGATGACATAACTATAACAATCGGCACAAATCTACCAAGTATGACAGACGAGACTATAAATCAACAATTAGCATTAAACGGTATAATCTCTAATAAGACACTATTATCAAATCTTGGTTATGACTACGCTACAGAGAAGAAGAACAAAGAAGAAGAAAACGAGACATTATGGGAGACAGTTGCACCAGATACAGCCTTCGTTAGCCCAAATGACGTTGACAATGCTCAAGACTTATCTTCTCGAGGCAATAAAGAAACAACTACAAGCACAACAGCAAATCAGACAAATAATCAAATAGAAAACCGCACAAAAACTAAAACTCAGACTGTTAAAGATAAAACCGATAACATTCCAGCTCTAAAATCAAGAGAAGGAAGACCAAATAAATAGACCCTTCATATCACCAAATCGCTCGCTCCCCTAAATCTATTTCACATATAAATAATAGGAGGATTAAATATGGACGAAAATCAAAACAAAGACGCTATTCAAGATATGGTAGCAAATGCTGATAACACAGCAACAAATCAACAAATCACAAATAACAAAGTGGCTAAACCACAAGAGAGTGACACACAAAACTTAGACGTGTTACTACAAGACCCTAAACTTCAAGCTGAATTTGACAAAAAATTGGAAAAGGCTATAAATAAAGCCCTTACAAACAAAGAACAAGAGTATTCTAAGAGAGAAAGCGCTCTACAAGCAAGTATTAACACAGAAAAAGAAAAAATGAGACAAAATATCTTAGAAGAAATTGAAGCTAAGAAAAAAGAAGCTGAAGAAATGGCTAAAATGTCAATGGAAGAAAGATATAAAAAGCAAATAGACAACCAAGAATTGAAGATAGCAGAGTATGAAAAAGAGCTTTCTTTGATTAGACGTAGAGATAAAATTGCTACAATCGTTGCAGATAAAGGCTATGACCCACGTTTATTACAACTACTTCGTGCTGAAGACGTAAGCACAGATGAAGAAATTGAAGATTACGTAGATAAAAGAAATCAAGTATTCTTAGAAGCTACAAATGCTAGAGTACAAACCTTGTTAAAAGACCATCCAGACGTATTATTAGGCGATAAAAAGAAAAAATCACAAGAACCAGAGTTTAATTTTAATTTTGCAAGCAAAAAATAATAGAAAAGAGGTAATCGTATGTCAGAAAACTACCAGGACGTAAAAATCAAATGCCAAGACTGCGGAACAGAATTCTTATTTTCCGTAGCAGAGCAAAAATGGTATGAAGAAAAAGGCTTCACACCACCAAAAAGATGTCGTTATTGCAGAAATAGACGCAAAAACGAACAATATAATAGAGAAAGGAGACAAAGAAATGGCTAAAAAAGTAACTAAAAAAGAAGAAATCGCTACAGAAGAAGAAATAACTCCAGTTGAAGAAGTTAAAGAAGAAATAACTCCAGTTGAAGAAGTAAAAGAGGAAAAAACAACTAAAAAAGAGGAGAAAAAACCAAAATATTCAATAGGGTCAATCGTTTATGTATCAAAAGATGCTGACGCAGACTTAAATGGTTTCAAATTATTCCCACAATATAAAAAATATACATACACTGTAGAAGCCTACGACGCAAAATCAGGCGTTTATTCTTTGAGAAGGTTAAATTTATCATTGAGCCTTCCAGAAGCTCTTATAATCAGTCCTGACGAGCGTGCGCACGATATGATAAATCGTAAACAATTTTAGAAAGATAAAATAGGAGGTAAAAAATATGAATGATTTTGTTAGTATTGAAATTTTAGGTACAATGGCAGGTTGCTCTCTAATAATTACATTACTTACACAAGTATTCAAACGCTATTTACCTGAAAAAATAGACACAAAATGGCTTGCTTTAGGATTTTCAATTATAGTAGGAGTATTACGTATTATATATTTACAACAATTTGATTTTGCTGGTATTACTTCTGGTATATTTAATATATTCATATTACTAGCAAGTGCGATTGGTATATATGAAATAGCTTCTCCGGTAGCAACAGATATAAAAACTATGTTGGAAGGAGGAAAACACAGTGAAAGTAAGAAATAACAAAGAAATAAAACAAGGTGACGCTGAGTTAAAAAGGGATTACGAGGCTAACGAAATAGTCCCTAAAGAGGAGGAGGTGCAAGAAAATGGCTAAAAGAGGTATTGATATATCTGCTCATCAAGGGAATATAGACCTTGGAGCTTTGAGAAATCAGATTGATTTTGTAATCATACGTGTTGGATACGGTGTATCTGGTAGTATAGATTCAAAATTCAAAAGAAATGCCGAATTGTGTGAACAGTTAGGACTTCCTTATGGTTTCTATTGGTATTCATATGCGCTAAATGTATCAGGCGCACAAACTGAGGCTGACCATTTCTTGAACGCTATTGCTCCATTCCATCCTACAATGGGTTGCTGGTTTGATATGGAAGACGCTGATGGTTATAAAAAGAGAAATGGTATGCCTTCTAATTCAACTTTAAGAGATATGTGTTACGCATTCTGTGAAAAGGTTGAAAATGCTGGATACTATTCTGGTATATATGCTTCATTATCTTGGTTTAGAAATCAATTAGCAGGTGATAGACTATCTCGTTTTGATAAATGGGTAGCAATGTGGCCTACTTCTGGTGGAAAACAAAGAGGTTTGAGTGTATCTTCAGATGAACAAACAGGTTGGTCAATGTGGCAATTCACTTCTGACGGAAAATTTAATGGATATTCAGGACGATTAGATACAAACTACGCATATCACGATTTTCCAAACCCTAAAGATGGAAGTCAACCAACACCACCAGCTCCTACTCCAGAGCCTACTCCAGACCCAGCTCCAAGTGGTAGTACATTAAACTTAGTAGCAGGAGTAATGGAAGGAAGATATGGTGACGGAGATATAAGAAAAAAGGCTTTAGGAAGCCGTTATGACGAGGTACAAGACTTTATAAATCATATTCACAATGCTTCTATTGATACTTTGGCACACGAAGTGATAGATGAACGTAAATACGGGGATAATCCAATTAGACGTATTGTATTAGGCGATAGATACGACGAAGTACAAGATAAAGTAAATCAAATCCTAGGAGGAGGCTCATCTCAAACTATTAAAAAAGGAGATAGAGTAAGATTTACAGGTACTCGCTCATACTCAGGTATGAAATTAGCGAGTTGGACACACAACGACACGTTCGACGTAATTGAAGTTTCTGGTGATAGAGTTGTTATCGGTAAAGGAAACGCAGTTACTTCGGCTGTCAATATAAGAGACTGTCAAAAGGTCTAGTCTAAAGGCGGAGACCCCGCCTTTATATTTTTATTAACTAATCGACCATTGGAGGAATTAAGATGAAAATTAAGTGGCAATGGTTTTTAGGAGGACAAGCTATGTTTTGGATAGCCAGTATACTCCTGTTGGTGTTCATATTTGCTTATATTGTAACTTTTATAATTGACCCAACTACGAGTATTTATATGAAAGTGCAAAGTATAGATGAGACTTCTATTAAGGAAATGTCAGAAAGCTATATTAAATCACTAGGTATAACTATAAATAAACCTATTTGTTATCGTTTCGTGAGATTTCAGCACGAGGATAGTTTTAAACAGCATAAATCTGGACCAGAAACGGTCTTATTAGGCACGTTTCACGAATGGAATAACACTTATTATATAGATATATCAGCGAATTTATATCATATGAGTATGTTATATGAAACTGTAAAACACGAGACTAGACATATGATAGTACAGGAATTAAAAAATGAAAAAATAATAGATTTAACTGAATACACCGAAGAAATTGCTCAAGAAAAAAATGAAACATATAATAATTTATTTAATTGTGGTGTAAAATTATTAAAAGAGGAGCAGTCAAATGGGGAATGAGTTAGTAAAAGATAAAAGTGTGAGGATTTTATTAGACCGTAGAGCGGAAATTCTTGCACAAATCAATAAATTACAAGCAGAATATTCTGCAATCGAAGATTTAATCAGACGTGACTATAATCATAGACACGAAAAGAAGGGAGAAGAAAGATAATAATGGTAAAATTTGAAAAAGTATCAAGAATTGACGACGTGAAACTTCCAGAAAGAGCTACTGAAAATAGCGCAGGATATGATTTTTTCGCTCCAGAAGAAATAACTTTACCTGCTAAAACTCTTACTAGAGTTATGACAGGAGTTAAATGTGAGTTAAGACCTTATATGGTGTTAATATTGGCGAATAGGTCTTCAAATCCAAGTAAAAAATCTTTATTTTTAGCAAATGGGGTAGGAATAGTAGACGCTGATTACTATAATAACCCAGATAATGAAGGTGAAATCGGTTTTGAATTTTATAATAATAGTGAGGAAGATGTAGTTATCTCAAAAAATGAAAAAATCGGTCAAGGAATTATAACTACTTATGCTAGAGTAGAAGGCGATAGCGCTACTGGCTCTAGGGCTGGAGGATTTGGTAGTACAGGAAAATAAAACTTGTACTCCACTTGTAATTAGACAAGAAATATATTATACTGTTCATAGGTGGAAATCATATGAACAAGTAATATGGTTAGTGGACTGGTTGAAAACGATTTCGACCGGTCTATATTTTTTAAGAAGGAGGCTAGCAAATGGCGAAAATACCAGATATGACATTTGAAAAAATAGTGGAAAAAACAAAACTTATGCTAGGTAAAAACTATCGTGAGCCAGAGATAGCTGAGATTAGTGAGGCTGAATTAGACGAAATCACAACGGTAAATGAAGAAACTGGGGAATTAGAGACAGAAGAAGTACCTACTGATTTAGAAGATGTATGCTCTATGGTAATTAGAGAAGCTGCTCAATGGACGAATAGATTTAAAGAAGAACAATTAACAGAAGTAATGAATGATTGCTGGCCAGTAATCGTTAAGTGTTCTTGCATAGCATATTTGAATAGGGGAGCGGAAGGATTAGGCTCTCAATCAGAGTTAGGTCAACAAAACGTCTATAATGACTGGGTTAAGTTAATGCACCAACAAATCACTAATAGACGCTATATAATTTAATAAACCAAGGAGGTGAGAATATGGGAATAGACTGGGGAGTTATTGCTACAATGGTAGGTTCATTACTTGGTGGAGGCGTCATAGGAGTAATTGTGAAGTCATTAACAGAAAAAAGAAAAGTCAATGCTGAAGCAATAAATACCGATATTAAAAGTATGTTGGAGATAGACCAAAGAATGAATGAAAGAATGGCTAAACTCGAAGAACGTGTAGCAAATCTTGAACAAGAAAACTATAAATTAAAATCAGAAAAATTAAACCTAGAAAAAGAAACCCATAAATTAAAATTAAAAATAAATGAATTAGAAGAAGAAAATAAAAGATTAGAAGAAGAAAATCAACGTCTTCAAGAAGAAATAGATAATATTAAGAAAGGAGAAAATACAAATGGCTAAAAAAGAAAATGAGGCAACTTACATATTAGATAGTAAAAAAGGATTACCTAATAAATTGTTGCAAGCAGATGGTTCTGTTACAGATATGCAAGGAAATATAGTAGTAAATCCCGATAGCGCGTGGGATTCAAAACCTGCATTACCTAATAAATGGTTAAACCCAGATGGTACATACTCTACATTAAACGAAATAATTGCTAGTATGGTAGATACATCTATATATGTAATCGTAGATGAATTACCAGCAGAAGGTGATATTCAAAAAATTTATTTAGTACCTGACGGAAAAGGTGGTTTTGTAGAATATCATTGGACTGGTACAAAATGGGACCCAGTAGGTATGGTTGAATTTGATATTTCAAAATATTCAACTACTCAAGAAATGATGAACGCGATTGAGGCTGCTGGTGTGTTAACTCTAAATTCTGCTAAAACTTATGCAGAGGGACAGGCTTCTACTGCTGAAACAAATGCAAAATCTTATGCTGACGAAAAAGCTAGTACAGCTGAACAAAATGCGAAAGATTATGCCGATGGTGTTGGAACCAGCGCAGTAACAAGTGCTAATCAATATACAGATACAGCGATACAAACGTCAATTACAAACGCTTTGAGTAGAAGTTATTAGAAAGGAGGAGCGAAATGGCTCGAGTAAATAATTTAAGTAATTTTTTAACAGACGTAGCAAGTGCAATTAAGACTAAAAAAGGTTCAGAAACTGCTATCCCTGCTGCGAATTTTGATACTGAGATATTAGCCCTTCCTTCACAAGGTGTTTATCAAACAAAAGTCGTAACAGTAGCTCAAAATGGTCAAACTGTAATCACTCCAGATACAGGTTATGACGCTATGGACGGGGTGCAGGTTACAGTGAATGTTCCAGAGAAACAATTACAAACCAAATCTTATGATTTTACTACTAATCAAACCATTGAATTATTGCCTGACACAGGTTATGACGGATTTGATAGTGTAACACTAAATATAAATGTACCAAGTGGTGGAACAGCTAATTTACAGACGAAAAATGTAACTTACAATCGTAATAAAACTTACGAAACTCACGCAGATGCAGGATATGATGGATTAGAAAAAGTAATAGCGACAGTGCAAACTCCTTATAACGCCAAGTTGTTTTTGAATACGACAGAAATGAACAATGATTCTAACCCACAACTTAATGATATAGCAGTTTTATATGGTATGATACCTACTGCTATTCCTGAAAATACTGTGTTTAATAAATGGTATTTACCAAAAACAATTATTTTACCAAGAGCAGTTACAGTAGAAATTCCTATAAATTTTAGTGCAGGATGGGGTGGTACAACGTTGTCTATTTCGTCTACTGGTTTTTCTGTAGGAATGCAATTAGAAGGTGATATGGTAGATTTTGCTTATAGTAGTGTAGATGGGATAACTTATACTCGTGGAGATGTCAGTATAGATTCGATGTGGGGTACACCAGCTTGTAAATTTGACGAAGATACTAATATATTAAGTTATACACCATCTTATGGTTCTGCAATGAGCTATACGATTGGTACAACAGAAGATACGAACCCAAGTGAGATAGTAGGAAAATTTTTCTCTAACGGACAATATCAGTATAACGGTATATATAAATATCAGGGTACAACAAATTCGAGTTTGTTTAGTGCAACATCAGACATATATATAAATAATCACAACTCAAGCGATTACGACACTTGGACGATTGATGGTGATATGAAATACGATAAAAGTTGGTCTGATATACAAAGTGTTATGACTAAAGTTAACACATTAACTAATAACAATCTTAGTTGGGGTATGATAGAATATATAACTAATAGAAAAATGAGAGTGTATTTATATAAATATCATAATTCATCTAATACGTATTATAGTAATTTAACATTGTTATCTTTATATAATTACAACGGTGATAAGAACACCTACGTTGGATGCAATATGAGTTCTTCTTACACAATAGACGGTGTGTTTATATATGAAGTAGATTTGGATAATGATAGTATACAAGATGTGACATCACAGTACACTATTAGCACAATAACGGTAATGAACGGCTCTACACCAATAACGGTTATGTATACAACTTTCGTAGATTTAAGTCACGATTTTACTTATGTATATAAGCATAATAATCAAAAAACTGATTTAAACGGTATAATTGTTACTCCTACAAATGCGTACTCGTATACTGGTTTTAATAAAACTTTTCCAATAGGTATGAATTTATCTTATTCTCCAGCAGAAACACAATTTACGTTAAATAATAATAACCAATTACTACCTGAATACATAGCGCTTGGTAGTGATGGGTCACATACTGGAGATGGAAGTATATATAATAATTTGGATATTTCTCAAGTGCTTACGACAGTTTTGAATAGAGATTTGATTATTTCAAATAACTATATTACTAATGCTGACAATAACCATATAAAATATTTCAAATATAATATAGACGGGGACGGCACATTGATAAAAACACATACTACTCCATTTTATAATGCTGTATACAACACAAGCTATACACCGTTAAAAGCAAACTATTATGGTTTTGAATATATTAGTTTAGACGGAAAAACATATTGTTATTTGAATACAGATAGAAATTTAGTTATAGTAGATTTAGATACAAATACATCTACTGTTATAACTTTGGCTACGTTGACTAGCACATCTAATAATTCTGTAATATTATTAAGAGGTCGAGAAAGTTTATTATATGCAAAATCTGATGGATATGCGTATTTATATGATATTCCGTCTAAAACAGAAAGTAAACTAAGTATACCGATAAATACAAGTGCTTATTATGGATTTCGTGTAGAATATGATGACGAAGATTACGCACTTATACAAATCAATGCTTCTGGAACAAGTGCAAATAAATCTATATATGTATTAAATACTAAGACATTAAGTGTAGTGACTTCTATAAGTGGTACTTACACATTTTGTGGTGCGTGGAAATCGAATAATGGTGTTTATTATTTTGCAACACAAAGTATGGTTTATTTATATAAATTTGATGGAACGTCTATTACTAGACTACGTACAAGTGGTATGTCTATGTTAACTGTTAACGCCAATGAATGTTTAGAAGATAATAGTTATATTTATTTGATTAGTAATAACAAAAACTTCACAAAAGTTGCTAAATCTGGAACAACCGCGAATGCAACTATTGCTGCCACATATAATATTAGTGAGACAAATGTTTTAAGTGGGTTTTTACGTTTTGATAATGATTATGTGTGGATTATAACTTATACAGGCACTAATTATTATATGACTAAATGCACATATTCATTGACATCACAAGTACCAGCCTTTGTAGAAATTCAAAAAGTAAAAATTCCATATAAAATGTCCTTTTATAAAAATGCGAGTGATATGGTTGTCACATCTAATATATTTTTTAATACTGGTTATATAAGATTGACTGAAACTGGTTTTAAGGAATATGCCGCTAGAACAGATACATATGATACATCAACATATAAGGTTGGTTCTTATGAAGTTAAATTTATTGAAGAAAGTGTGTTTGATGGTAATGATATTATTGGAGCCGCAAAACAATCTGCTGTAGATGGTGTATATTATCCAATATATGATTTATAAAAAGGAGGGATAAAATGGCAAGAACAAATAATTTAACTAATTTCCTTACTGATGTTTCAAATGCAATAAAACAGAAGACAGGGGATAATACTCCTATCCCCGCTTCTGATTTTGATACTGAAATTTTAAGTATTGAAACTGGAGGAAATTATCAATCAAAAACATTAAATGTAACACAAAATGGTAATTATAATTTATTACCAGACCAAGAATTTGACGCTTTATCAAATGTGAACATTAGTGTAAGTGTCAGTCCTGTTTTGCAAAATAAAACTATTACGGAAAATGGTTCATATACAGCCGACCAAAATTATGACGGTTTGGGTACTGTAATAGTTAATGTGCAAGGTAGTACAATAAACAATCAAGACAAAACCGTCACAGAAAACGGCACTTATACGGCTGATAGTGGATATACCGGACTTGGTCAAGTAGATGTCAATGTTTCGCAAAAAATGCAATGCTTTGAAAATAAACAAGCAATGGAAACTTGGTTATTGTCTCACTATGATGATGTACAGGATGAAGACAAAGCTGTTGTCTATGGCGAACTTAAAATTTATCCAATTGCACCAGGGACAGTTTTTAATTCTATATATTTACCTGAGGAAATTGTATTAGACGAAGCTATTACGTCTTCTATTTCATTATCTAGTAAATATGGTAATTGGAGTTTGAGTCCTACTCAATTTCGTGGAAACCTTCGAGGCGGTGGTTTTGGCTTCGTATCTGCTTCTTACACCTACAATAGCGAAGATGGGATAACATACACTAGAACAGTTGCCCCAAGTATTAGAAATATGGGTTCTACTATAGTATTTGCTTGGAATGAGGAGACAAAACTGCTAACATCTACGTATGATTTATCTTATACTACAACGGATTTAAGTAAAGTACAGCCATTCTTTCAAACTTATTTGCCAACTTATGACGGTCTGTATGAGATTGAACATATTGATAGCAAAATTGCTCCATTAGTAGTGCAGCCTATTCAAGATGTTTTGAATAATTCTATTGGAACTCCAACACGAGCTTATATTGGAAATACAAATTGGGACACCTATTGTGATATGTTTGGTATAAAGACAGGAACAACTAATTATATGGGCTATGAATGCGATACGTTTGACATTTTGTATTGTGGAAATAACTATCCAATTTCAATCTTAAATTATGATGGAAAAATAAGATTTGGCTATTGGTCTAGTTATAAAACATCTGATGGGTCTGGTTCTAGTACATATACTTGGTGTACTTTACAAAATGGAGTGAGAGAACAACATTCAACACAATTTGATTTGCCATCTCAAACATATAAATATGTTAGTGGTAATTATACTTATGCTTTTTGCGAATTATTTTCAACTAATGATACTACTAACTGTCGATTATTACAAGTTTATTCAAGTTGTAGAGTTTACACAACTCTTTCAAGTACATCTACTACTGTTAGTAGAAATAGCGGATATAGTTATACAGCAAACATTCCTCAATTTGCTATTTGCGAAACTCAAATGACATTGAATAATGCTAATCAATTATTACCAGGAGTTACTGGTTATGGAAAAAGTCAGAGTTATACTGGTGATGGAAGTATTTATAATCATTTGGACCAAACAGAGGTTAATACTAGACTATTTAATCTTACCATAAACCCAATACCAAATCGTAATGATTTGTATGTAAACGTTCCAACATTATATCAGCCATCTATATATACTATTGGAAAAGTTCGTTATATGAAAAATGATACAGAAAAAACTTATATTGCAGAAATGCTTAAATATAACTATAACATTACACAAGGCGCAACACTAAGATATTCTTCGATTAGTTCTCAAATATTGGATAATTATAATGAGATTATTATTTCATTACAATACGATAGTGAAAATGAAGTTTATTATGTAGTTTACGAAACGTTGGAACATACTTTTCTTTATGAATTTTCGATTACTAAGCCAACTAATGGGTTTAACGGTGTCTCTCTATATAATACAGAAGATTATACAATTGTACAAATTGGAACAACAGATGCTTTTAATCAAGCTATGACTGTAGATAAAAGAATTTTATACTTTTCTAAAAAGCCTACTACTATTGGTGGGACAGACTATTCTTCTGGAACGATTTATAGTACTACTAAAACCAGTGTTAGTCCTGGGTCAAATTATAGTGCTATGAGATTTTATATAGTTTGCTATAAAAATTTTGTATTATATAGCGATTGTACTTATACAGCAACAAATACTAATACAAAATACGTTGGCTTTTATAATCTTAATACTAAATCAAATACAGTATTGTATAATAGTTCAGCTACAACTAGTAGCCAACAAGCTAGTGGTATTGTTGGAATAAATGCGTATATTGATAACGACAATATATACATTTTTTATACTGGGGTAGGTTCTGCTAGAATTAAACGTTTTAATACTTCAACATATAATCTATCAAGCGACCTTTGGACATATCCAGATGAAAGAGGTAATAGCGGTATTAGGTATTTTCCTAATGAAATGTATAGTACGCTATATACGATGTATGGTGAGTATCGTATTACATTTTCTGAAAGTAGTTATGGCGGACAATATCATTATGAATTATATGACGAAGAAGACAATCTGCTTAATGATGATGCTGTTTGCTTTGATCTTTGCGGTACTAAAATCAATGGTGATAGTTACATTTACCTTTATGAAGAGATTGGAATTTATGCTTTGAAATCAATCGTTTGGAGTAACAAATTAAGAATTACTGTTTATAAAAACAAATATCTACCATTTAGAACAAGAGCATATTATAGATTAGATGATGGCTATGGCTACAATATAGATTACTGGTATCAATATATTACTCCAGATAATATGAACTTAAACAATGAGACGTATTCTTTAACTAGACAAGTTATTCGTTCTGGAAAATTCTATGATACAACTATTGAATTTTTACCAATAGTAGAAAGTACATCATACGATTGTGACTACATTGTGTATACACCATCAAGTAATCAATATTTAGTTAGTGTTCCAATAGAAAAACTTGAAATGGTAAATAATACAGAAAATAATTCGGAGGAGGTAACAAATAGCGAGAGCTGATAATTTAACTAATTTTCAATAAACGTTTGACATTAAAATAAATAATTGGTATAATGGCAGACAAGAGGAGTGTTGTTTATGAAATTAGACCAATTATTGTTGGGACAAATACCTGAAGCTATATATTTTGCGTTGTTTATGATATTGGTCAAAAATATAAAAGAAAAACGTATATTATTTATTGTTTTAATGATATTAGAATATGTATTTTTAAAGTATTTTCTTGTATATAATATATGGTTTCAGGTAATGTATTTTGTTTTATCGTTTATAATAATGAAAATGTTATATAAAGACAAAATACAAATTACAGATATATTCACATTAGGAATAGCAAGTATAATACTGGTTATAACATCTGCGATTCCATATGCTATCATTTATTTCACTATTCATAATATGTTGATATATGTAATATTAAATAGAATAATAATTTTCACATTATTGTTTGTGTTTAGGCATAAACTACAAAATATAAACAAACTATATTATAAATTGTGGAATAGAAATAATAAACCCAAGAAAATGAAAACTACTACATTTAGAGCTTTAAATTTAGTAATATTTAATATTAGTTTTGTTATCATAAATTTAGGCATATTATTTCATAATTTATATTGGAGGTGATATTATGGAACCTTGGGATAGCTGGTTTTGGATTTACAACCCAGAAGATGGAGAATAGGAGAGAAACATTATGAACAGAATAGGAAGATTGTTGCCCTCACTGATTTTTAATTTAGCAGAAACTGCGATTATATTTCTATCTGGTGTTGCTCTAAAACTGGATATGAGATATGTGGTTATACTAATGCTAACATTTATGATTAGTAGAGGGTTATTTGGAAAAGCGCTACATTTCAAAACTTGGTATAGGTGTTTGATTTGGAGTACGCTGATAATGCTTAGTATATTTGTTTTACTAAAAGTAGATTTAGTCATTTCTATATTATTTGCGATATTTAGTGCATTCATAATGACTGGTAAGTCAAACATTCAAGATATGTATTTATGGAATACAGACGGCACACCTAGTAAATACGCTGACGTAGCTGAATATGTTAAATATAATAGATTTGATGATAAGTTAATTGAATTTGAAAAGAAATTAGAGCAATTAGATGGCATTGAATATTTGGTATATAAATATAGATTTAAGGACGAGAAAACTTTTAGTGAAATCAGCGAACTTCTGGATATGGATAATCCTAGAATAGTTGAAAAATTAGATAAAGTAGCGTTTGCAATTAGAATTTATTGTAAGATATGAGGATATAAAAATCCTCATATTTTTTTTTTTGTTCTGTCTGACTGACATTTTATTTTTTATTTCTATAAAATGGATTTAGATAGGAGGTAATAATTATGTACGAACCTTATAATTACAATAATATATACAATCCTTATACTAATCCATATTTGAATTATAATCAACAAACTCAACAACAAATCCCAATATCAAGACAAAATCAGTATAGACCACAAAATTCCTTACAAGGGAAGGTTGTGGATAGTTTAGATGTTGTAAAAGCTACTGATATTCCTTATGACGGAAGTATTAGTTATTTTCCACTAACAGATGGTACAGCTATCATAACTAAACAATTACAACAAGACGGTACAAGTAAAGTAGTTATATATAAACCTATGATTGAAAATGAAGAAAATAAAAATAAATATATAACTGAAAATGATTTAGAAAAACAATTAAAAGATATGGATAATAAATTTATCACAGGAGATGATTTAAAAGACCAACTTAAAAATGTGAACAGTAAGGATATAAAAGACTTAAAAGAAGACGTAAAAACACTAAAACGTAAGTTAGAAGATATTGCAGATGATTTGAAATATAAAAAGGAGAAATAGTTATGAATCCTATAAATATGATAAAACAATATATGCTTCAAGGACTAACTCCCAAAGGTATATTAAATAAAATGAATATAAATAACCCTATTTTAAATAATGTGATAAGTATGGCTCAAAATGGGGACACAAAAGGTGTTGAAACTTTTGCGAGAAATATATGCAAGCAACGTGGATTAGATTTTGACACAGAATTTAATAAATTTAAAAACACCTTTAAATAGATATTATTGCAATAATATAAATATTTTAAAAAGGAGGGAAAAGTTATGGATTATGGAAATGGTGGTTTATCTGCCTCTGATGTAGCTTTAATCCAAGACAGAAACAATGGTGGTTTTGGAGGTTTTGGTGACAATGGAGCTTGGTGGATAATATTATTTCTGATTTTTGCTATGGGTGGCTGGAACAATGGTGGTTTCGGCGGTGGCTTCGGCGGAGGTGCTGATAATATGTATCCTTGGCTATCAAACGGACAAAAAGAAATAATGCAAAACACTAACGATGGATTTAATACATTACAATTAGCAAATCAATTAACAGGGTTAAATAATTCTGTACAAGGCATCAGTACACAACTTTGTGGGTGCTGTGGAGATATTCAACAAAGTTTGTGCAATGGATTCGCAGGAGTGAACCAAACTGTAAGTTCAGGATTTGCTAATGCTGAAACCGCAGCTAATGCTAGACAAATGGCTAATATGAACCAAAACTTCAATAATCAAACAGCAATGTTACAGGGATTCAACCAATTAGGTTCTCAATTTGCTGATTGTTGCTGTGAAAATAGATTAGCAAATTGTCAAACTCAAAACATTATTCAAAATGAAGGAAATGCTACAAGATTTGCTGACGCTAATAATACAAGAGATATTATTACAAACGCAACTTCTAATACACAAGCTATTCTTGATAAACTATGTCAATTAGAATTAGATGGAGTAAAAGCACAAGTTGAAGCTAAAAATGATAAAATTGCAGACTTACAAAGACAACTAAGTACAGCAGATTTTAGAGCAAGTCAAACTGCTCAAAACGCATTTATTTCTCAAGGATTTAGTAATGAGGTAGACCAGTTGTATAACAGATTGAACAGCTGCCCAATTCCGGCAACTCCGGTCTATGGACGCACTCCGATATTTACCTGCAACAATAATAACGGCTGTGGATGCGGATGTAATGGAAATTTTTAAGTAAAAACAAACAGCAAGCACCTGATTACAGGATGCTCGAATACGAGAACTTGCTATATGAACAGAGATAGACAAGTTTCGTCTGTCTCTTTAATTTTTTAGAAAGGAATTGATGATTATGATAGAAAGCGTACAAGAATTACCAATTACATTAACTAATAATACGGCTTTTATAACGTTTAGTGTTGACGATATAAGAACTAGAAGTGCAAATTGTTGTAATGGTTGGCTTCAACACAGAGAAGGTTCTCCATTATATCAATTACTTGAATGTGGATATTATGATGTTACATTTAAAGCCGTAGTTAGCTCAGCTACAGCTGGAGAAGTGGCACTAGCTTTATATGAAGATGGTATAATTTCTCCTGGAACAACTACTGCAGCAACTCTTGCTACCGCAGGTGATGTCACCACTTTAACATTTGATACTATACTACAAGTATGTGGAAAAGGTAATACAACTATAGCTGTAGGTAGTGTACCTAGTCTTCCAGATTTTACAGATTTAACTGCTCCTGGTATAGATACACAAACTCCTATTATTGCGAGTGCAAATTTAGTAATTAAGAAAAGAGTGCAATAGGAGGTGTTTATATGGAGGAGGAAGAAGAAAAGAAAGAAGAAGTGTGCTATACAGATAAAGTGAAAGAACTTGTTTGTAAAGAACTCGAAAAATTTTCTAATTCAGAACTGACAAGTGACGAATTAGATGTATTGTATAAGTTAGTTGATATTGATAAAGATTTAGAAAATATTGACTACTGGAAATGTAAAAAGGAGGTTATGAAAATGAGATATAATGATTATGGAGATTATTCAGAAGGTGGATATTCAGAAGGAAGATACGGTAGACGTGGTGTACCTGGTACAGGTAGAGGTAGATACAGAGGTCACGACGATGGAGAAGATATGATTGAAGATATGAAAGAAAGTTATTCTGCATATTCAGAAAGTCGTTCTGCATATAATAGAGGTAATTATAATGCAGGAGAAGATAGTATGGAAGCATTAGAAGACACTATGAGATTGTTCACAGAGTTTGCTCAAAAGATGATTAAAGAAGTTGATTCTCCAGAAGCAAAGCAAATAATTAGAAAGCATTTAAGAAAAATAAGCCAAATGGGGTAATGTGAATGTATAAATATTATAATGCTAATGAGCATAATAATTTTGTGAATGATTGTGTAATTCGTGCTATTTCTACTGCGGAAGATAAAAGTTGGAGTGACACGTATGACGATTTAAGTAGAATAGCAAAGAAAAACGGTATCTTACTTGATGATGTGAATTTTGTTGAACCTTTGTTGGATTATAGGTATGACAGAGTTGAAACTTATCCAGACGAAACCGTGGGAGATTTTGTCGAAAGATGTCAAATTGGAACATATTTAATAACTATGCCTAATCATATAACTACGGTGATTGACGGCGTTGTATATGACACATTTGACTGTAGAGACAGAGAACTTTGGGACGTTTGGAAAGTTTTATAAAAAAAGTTAAAATATCTCTTGACTATTCTGTTCAATTTTGTTATAATATGAACAGAAATAGATATGTCCTGGGGGCATACGATATTTGGTATGAAATTCGGTCCAAGTTCGTAGCAAATGGGATGGGTAATATTT